GAAGGTGCTACAATGCGTAAAATTGAAAATATGGCACCAGATCTCGATATTGCTATATGGATTCCCGTACAAGGCAATAGGGATAGTATTGCAGCGGAAATTGTAACAAATGATAAAATCAGCGGTTCAATTGCTAAGAATCAGATTGCGCAGGTTGTTATCTCCATATCAAGAAGTATTGATGACATGGCAAATAATGTGGCAACGATAGCACTTCTTAAAAATAGAAGCGGGCTTGGAGGACTTACTCTTAACGGCATTATTTTCAATAACGGAACCTGTACAATTAGTTCTGAAAGTGCAACAGAATTTGATAATCCGTTTGCTTACAATGAATATGCTTCTGATAAAGAGCAGGAAGATAGGGAGGAAAAAATACGAAATGCTCGTGGCACTTATAAGATGCACGATTCTTGGAACGGTAATAATTAATAATCAAATATTTAAGAATCGAGGCTAAAAAATAGTAAAAATTTAGTCTCGATTTTTATTTTGCAACTATAGATGAATGGTATTTATTATCACTAAAAATAGAAAAATATGGAAGTAAGAAAAAGTGATGGAAGATTGGAAGAATATTCTTCCGAAAAAGTTAAAGAAGCGATTTGCGAAGCATATAGTGCGTGCTCAGAAGAATGTAATGAAGTCATATTAAATGCTATTGAAAAAGGGCTTTATATATATGATAGAATTACTACGGCAGAAATTGATAGACAGGTATCAGAAGCCCTTATGTCTTTAAATAAAAAAGTTGCACGGTCGTTCATTGATAAATCTAATAATAATAAGGTTCTTAAAAAAAATGACGATTTTGTAAAAAATTATATTGAAGCTTCTAATGCTGCTACAGGTTCTAAATATGATGCAAATGCTAACGTTTCCAATAAGAATATTGTAACGCTTGGGCAAGAAATTCATAAAGGAGAGAATATTCAGCAGAACAGGTATATCATGCATAACAAGATTAAAGTTCTGTATTCTAAAAAACTTGCTGATCAATATATTTACGATCTTGAACATCATATTATTTATCGTCACGATGAAAGTGGCACGCCCGGTTTTCCTTATTGCGTAGCCATTACCATGTATCCATTCCTTGTGGACGGACTTACGAAGCTTGGGGGTGTGTCTATTGCTCCTACTGATTTGAAATCATATTGTGGCGAATTTATTAATCTTGTTTATTCGGTTTCTTCACAATTTATGGGTGCTGTCGCTACGCCTGAATTCCTTATGTATATGGACTATTTTATAAGGAAGGATTATGGTGATGATTACCTTAAACGTCTTGACGAAGTTGTTGAAAATAATAGAAAACATAGGACGCTTGAACAAGTAATTGAGAATTGTTTTCAGCAAGTAGTACACTCAATGAATATGCCAGCCGGTAATCGTGGCTATCAGACTGTTTTTTGGAATGTAGGATATTTTGATAAACCTTATTTTGAGGGTGTATTTGGTGAGTTTGTGTTCCCTGACGGAACAAAGCCGGTGTGGGAAACACTTTCATGGCTTCAGAAGAAGTTTATGCGTTGGTTTAATGCTGAAAGGGAAAAGTATGTTATGACATTCCCTGTTGAGACAATGGCTCTCCTTACTGATGGGGTTGATAATTATGTTGATAAGGAATATGCTGACTTTACGGCAGAAATGTGGGCTGAGGGACATAGTTTCTTTTGCTACTTATCAGATAGCCCTGATAGTTTGAGTAGTTGTTGTAGATTACGTAATTCATTAAAGGATAATGGAGATGATGAACATAATCATACTACACATCAATTCTCAATGGGTACGGCATCTGTTGCTACAGGTTCAAAATGCGTTATGACGATAGACCTTAATCGTGCCGTTCAAGATGCTGTATTTAAGTATTATAATGATAATCACATTAGCTATAAAATGGGTGAAAAATTCCTTAGTGGATGTGACAGAGAAAAAGCATATGAATATATAAGAGAGTATTTAACGGAATTAACCGAAAGGGTTCATAAGTATCTTTCATCATTTAACGCAATAATAAAGGATTTCTATCAATCAAATATGCTTACAGTATATTCTGCAGGTTTTATTGATATGAAAAAGCAATATCTTACCGTTGGCGTAAATGGACTTACGGATGCCGCTGAATTTATGGGACTTGAAATTTCTCCAAATCCTGATTATGAAGAATTTACAAATGTTATTCTTGAAACTATTAATATTTGTAATAGAAAGGACCGCACAAGAGAATGCATGTTTAATACCGAATTTGTGCCTGCTGAAAATCTTGCGGTAAAGCATCACAATTGGGATTTAGCTGACGGATATTATGTATCAAAGTCTCACGAATTATATAGTTCGTATTTTTATAATCCTGAAGATGAAAGCATTTCAATCCTTGATAAATTTAAATTACATGGAAAGAATTATGTTAAATATCTTGATGGCGGCAGTGCGCTGCATATGAACCTAAAAGAACACTTATCAAAAGAACAATATAGGCAATTGATGAAAATTGCAGTAATTGATGGCACAAATTATTTTACATTTAATATAAAAAATACTGTTTGCAATGATTGCGGATATATAAGCAAACATACTCTTGATAAGTGCCCGCATTGCGGAAGTACGAATCTTGACTACCTTACTCGTATTATTGGTTATTTAAAAAGAATTAAAGATTTTAGCGAGCCAAGGCAAGAAGAAGCAAATAAAAGATTTTATAGTTAGTCGTAAATGGTTAAATATACAGACACAGAGGTGGTTTTTTCTGAGATTCCTGATGAAATAACACTCGCAATTAATATTTCAAATTGTCCACATCATTGTCCTGGTTGCCATAGTGATTATCTTCAAAAAAATGTTGGAGAAGAGCTTACTTTTGATGCTCTTGAAAAGCTAATAAAGAAAAACAGTGGTATTACTTGCGTGGCATTTATGGGTGATGGCAACGATTTTGATAATATATTTTTATTAGGTGTTTTCGTTCAAAATGAAGGATTAAAAGCAGCAATTTATACTGGGGCGAAGGACGTTCCATTAAAATTTTGGGAGGAATTTGATTTTATAAAAGTGGGGCCATACATTGAAAAGCAAGGCCCGTTAAATTTGCCGACAACAAATCAACGGCTTTATGGAAAATTTGAAGGTAAATGGCTTGATATAACATCAAAATTTTGGAAAAAAAGTGAAGGAAGTGTATAAAACGCTTCCTTTTTTGTATTTATATAAAAATGTTTAATTATGGATAAAAAAATTACATTGTCAGAAGAACAATTACGTAGTTTAATACAAAATACTATTACAGAAACCGTTAATGAAGTTAACTGGTTTCAACGTGCTGGACAAAAAGTGAGAAACGCATGGGACAATACTAAAAATCAAATTGGTGGCGCCGCTGCTGGGATTAAATCAGGCGTTAAATATGGCGGAACAACAGCTGCTGCAGCGGGAAGGAATGATTATTTAGCAAAGAAAAATAGCGAGCTTGCACAATCTAGACAAGAAGAATGTGATAATGCTATTGCTGAATTTAGAAAAGAATATAGCGCAAGGGTTGGTGAATTAAATAAATGGAAAGCAAATGAAATACGTCAAATAAAACAGATGTATGGAGCAGACGCTTTTGCTAATAAAGCACGTGCTGCTAGTAACGCAGCACAAGCAGCAAGGCAGGATAGAGCTCAATTTAATCAATATGATTTAAATAATCAAGGCGAAGGGCAAATGAGAAGTGTTGCTGAATCAATTGAAAAAATTGTATCAGAAACAATGAAAAAATATCTTGATTAATGTTTAATTATAAGCCATATTTGATATCGTTAGCCAATTATATGGCAGATAACGGATACACTAAACGTCCTTTTCCGAAAGTTATTTTAGACGATGAAGATCAAGGTGATGGCGTTTTTGTGTATACGGGATATTTTGATCCAGAATCTAACGGAATACGACTTTTTGTGCATAATCGTCATCCGAAGGATGTACTTCGTACATTTGCCCATGAACTCATACATTGGAAACAGCAACTTGATGGCGTTATTGCAAAATCAGGGTATAGTTCTGACAAGATAACCGAAGATAAAAATCTTATTCGTCTTGAGGCGGAAGCCTATTTAAAGGGCAACATGGCATTTAGATCTTGGACTGAGGTAGAAAAGAAAAAAGGAAAATTAAAATAATGCTCATCTAATGATAGAAGGAGTTTCGGGGCTCGTTATGGCATGAATCATAACGAGCCCTGTTTTATATTTTCTTTTTAAGAAAATAGGGTATTTTTAAAATAAGGAATTATATGTTTTTAAGTATTTATAGATAATCAATTGTATTTCCATGGCAAATAATAGAAAACAATATTACGGTATCAAATTTCCTTTTACCGCAAATAACGTCAACGGCTTTTTCCTTGATTTGAATGAAGAATTAAAGGATAAGGTTGCAAGTGAGATATTACATGTAATTCTAACGCCAAAAAGGAGCCGTCTCAGGAATCCTGAATTTGGTACAAATCTCATTAAATTCATATTTGATCCTAACGATGACATGACTTGGGATGCGGTGAAAGACGAAGCTATAGAAGCCGTGTCTAAATTTGTTTCAAATGTTGAGTTAAATGATATTTCCGTAATTTTTAGCGAGACAAATAGTAATACTGTATATCTTGATATGAGCTATACTGTTAAAAAAGGCGAGACAGAAGAAAATAATAGATTGGTAGTTAAAATATAGAAATGAACGAAAATAAAATATCATATCTTAGTAGGACTTTTGAAGATTATAAAAAGTCATTAAAAGAATATATAGGACAATATTATCCACAGATTGCTTCAGACCTCAATGATGCGTCTATTGGAAGTTGGATAATTGATATGGTAGCGGCGATTGGCGACAATTTAAGCTATTATATTGATAAAACATACAATGAAACCAATCTTGAAAGCGCTCAGCAAAAAAATTCAATTTTTTCCATTGCGAGGAGCAACGGATTTAAGGTGCCTGGTCCGAAAGGCTCTGTTGCATTATGCGAATTTTCGCTTGAACTTCCTGCTTATGTAGATGGTGCTATTAGAGATAGCAGTGCTCCGGGAATGCCTGATTGGACATACGCTCCAATTATTAAGAAAGGTACGAAAGTATCTTCTGGTGGACAAGTGTTTGAAGTGATGAATGATATTGATTTTAATGATGAGTTTGACTTTAACGGGTTTGTTAATAGAAGGGTGGTT